CCACCTGTCTCTCTGTAGTCTTTTTCTTTACCATCCATATCAATTAATGGCATAGTCTTCTTGGCCACTGGTTCTGCGTCTCCGCCTTCTTGATAACCCATTCTACCACCATCTTTTCTTCCTTCAATTCCTGTTTGATAATTACTTCCAATAATACTAGGAGCTAAAGTTCTGTAAGGTGCGTATCTAAGTCTATCTATGTCTATACCTTGAGCTTTATAATACTCATCCAAATCCGTTCCTTCATCTTTATCTTTACCAACACCCATCATATCTAAAGCAAAAGGAACTCCCAAACCTAGACCTAAACCAAATTTAAGTTTTCCTCCATCACTTGTATATTGATCTCTAAGAAAATTAGCTAAACCACTAAACTTTCCACCTTTAAAAATATTACCTTCTCCACCGGATAATTTTCCTATTAAACTTGTTTTTAGTTTACTAAATATTCCCGATCCTGTACTCGCTTGAGCTTTACCTAAAAATCCTGCTCCCAAACTTCCTAAACCATACATCAACGCTGCTTTACCTATTGGAGACTTCACAACTTTCTTAATAGCTCTACCTGCTTTCTTAACAAGTTTACCTAAGAAATACATTTGTCTTCCTGATTCAAGGTCCATGATTCCTCCTGTAGGATCATCTTCATCTTGCATCATTTCCATCTGTCTCATTCGTCCACCGTCCATGGCACCTGTTCTAGCTATTCCACCTTCTGCTGCAAACTGTGGTCCACTGAAATCGAATATAGAGCCCATGAATCTTGGAGCAAGACCTGTGTAGTCTCTAGGGTTTATTACTTCTTCTTCTGTATCACCTATAGTATCTTCTGGTAAAATTTTTTGTCCTGCACCATCGTCTTTAGTATCAGTTACAACTAATTGTCCTGAAGAATCGTAGTAATTACCTCCCAATGGATTTCCATAAGCATCTATATTACCAGCTAGTCTGTCTGACATGTAGTTTTGATATGCTTTTTCATAATCATCTTCATCTTCCAATGTTGCAAAATTAACTCCAGGTATTTTTCCTGATCTAACTACATTTTCAAAAAAAGGTCTATTTACTGATGCACTATAATCGGAAAATTTTTGTGCAGGTGTTTCTAACAATCTTCCTGTACCAAATAAATTAACTTTGTTTCTTCTATTTAAAAAATTTTGAAACTCTTGTTCTCTTTTATTTAATTTTATATCTTCTGGAGTAAGTGTGTCACCCGGAAGTAAATCTTCCTCTTCTGCAACGTATCTATTTTGAAGTTTTAATTGATTAATATTTTGTGTATCACTGCTTCTGTCAACTGCACGAGATTGTGTATCAGATTGATCTGAAGGTCTATTGCCTCCTTCTCCTCCCGTATCCCCTGGTCCTGCTGTATTACGAGAACTTGTTGAACGAGAACTTGAAGTAGGTGCAGATCTACCGCTTTGATATCCACCAATACCTCTATAACCTGGTCGTTTACCGTTAGCGTCTTTTTTTACTAATTGTTGATATTGTTGTGCGTTTGTTATTGCCATTACTCTTCTTTGTCCTCATCAGATGCTGCACCTAGTGGCGGCATTGCTGCTACTTTAATTTTTAATGATCTTGTAATTTCTTCTCTAACTGTAGGAGTATTTGAATCTGCAATATCATTTTCTGCTTCTTGATCCGAGTTATACTCTACGTTAGTTCTTGTATTTCTTAATACTACTTCTGTTTCACATTTAACAACTGGTACTTTTTTACCATTTATTTCTGTGTATGCTACTTCGCCTTTTTCTATAAATGCCATAATTAATCCCTGTTTATTTCTAATATTGCGGCCGTGCCTTCTATATCATTTGCACTATCTGCTTGTACTCTTAATACATCATTTTCTTCTAAAATAATAGACCCATCTGACATGGATTGTGAATTAGATGCATTAATTGTATGTTTTGCAAACGTAAATTGTTTACTTGCTGAATTATCATAAATATGTGCGTGAACTAAAACATTACCGGATCCAATATTTGCCATATGTATATTTTGAACAATAGCTCTTGAGTTAGATGGAACAGTATAAATATCTGTTGCATTTGTATTTGTTAAATCAAAATTAGCGTTTTTGTATATATTAGCCATTAACTATTGTTTCCTGACGATTTAAACCAAGTAAATCGTTCTGTTTCTTGTTTTAATTCATTTAAAAATGTAGAGTTTAATTGTTCAACTATAATACTGATAGCTCTATTGATTTGTTTTTGGTTTGAAAAATCATACTCTTCTTTTGGTTCTGGTATTCTCACTACTACTTTAGCCATTATCTACGTCCATCCGGTTGTATATCTATTCTTAAAGTTCCAAATCTCCATGATTCACTAACATCTGTGTTTTCTATTTTAATGTTAACAAACCTTCCTCTGGCCCTAGTGTCTTTTTTATCAGTGCTGGAGTTAATTGTAAAGGGACTTAAAGTTGTAGTTGATTCTGATTGTTGAGGATATCGCTTAACACCAAGAGTTACTTTTGCATTACCTTGTAAGTTTTTAAAATCTGGTACAAATCTTCTCATAGCTAAAAATACTTCACCAGCAATACTTGGTCCTGTAGATTTACCTTGAGCATCTCTTTGTCTTGATTGTAAATCAAAGTCATATGATTTCACAAATGATGTAACAGTAGTTGTACTACCATCAGGATTTACTTGATCAGTTCCAACCTCATGTTCGAATAAAGTTGTTTGACCCAAACCTGATTCTCCAACAATAACAGGAAAAGTACCTGTAGCTGAGTCACTAAATTTAGTAGCAGATGGTTTAGGATATACACTAGCATCAATCCAAGATGTTCTAGATTCTGTTCCAATATACCAAACACCACCTTTCATGGGTTCTCCATAATTAAACACTACATACTGATCATTATAATCTGAGCTTGTTGATGGATAATACCAAACAACTTCTGTAAATTGATTATTTAATCCAGCATAAATTTGTTGTCCTTTTGTAGTATCTGCTTGATCATAAACATAATCTTCAACACTACATGGTAAAGATTTAACTGTACCATCAAACATAAAGAAACCATTTGGACTCATCCAAAACGCAGCACCATCTATTTCAACAGCTGCATTTTTACCAATCAATCCACAGTTAGTACCAACTTGCTCAAACCCAAATGTAAAAGGTGAACCAATAAATTTCATGGTGTATAAAGCATTGTCTGTCCAAACTAGAATAGTTTCTTTGGCTTTTAAAGCTCCTATAATTTTTGTACCATCTTGTAATCTTTGTGTACCAGCACTATTAATTGCTGTTGGTGTGTAGTCGTTTATATCTTCTTGATCCGAGAATCTTATAAACATATCATCTTGTGTTGTTGTATCTCCAATAGTTGTTTCAGTACCTAAATGAATTAAGTGACGTGTTGTAGGAGATACTAAGGTCACCCTTGTTGCAGTTGGATTGTTTGTTGTTTGAAAACTTGTTGTTGTAGTTGATGCACGTGTTGTTAGTCTTGCAGCTATACCTGCATTCCAAGTAAATGTTTTACCATTTGCAATCGTTGCAACTAATACCTGACCAAAATTGCTTAATGACCATAGACCTGGTTCAAGTGATACGTCAGATGCAGAAGCTGCTTCTCCCCAATTACCTGATCCCCATGAGTCAATACCCCAACCATAACCATAAGATTGTTCTGCAGGACCAACCTGTTCATAAGGTTTAACTTCTAAACTACCACCTGTTGAAACTGTTGCTGTTGCATTAGAACTTTGTGTAATTGTAAATACACTTGTACTTGTAACTGAAGTTACTTGAAATAATTTATCTTCAAAATCAGAGTTTGAATAACCTGTACCACCTGGTAAAGTTACGTTATCTAATAATACAATGTCCCCTGCACTTAAACCATGATTAGATTTTGTTATAGAACAAATAGCTGAGTTGTTAGTTGTTGCAATAGTACAAGAAGATAAAGTAGCTTTTAGAGGTGTGATGTCATACAATTGACCTTCAAAATAAATAATTAAAAATTTATCTGTTCCAAGAGCCACGTACCTATTTCCATCTAGATCAACAAATGCAAATTGTCTTCTTGCAACACCTGCAATTGTATCTGTAACTAATGATGACCAACCACCTACTTTCTCAGGTAAACCGTATCTGAATCTTGTATTGTCACAATCTACCCATCTGTTTTCTGCACCAGATTCGGTATCTTGCTTATCAATTCCTGGTAAGACTTTAAAATCAATTAGAGCCATGGTCCGTGCTCCTATATTTTATCTTTGTAGATCCAGCCTCTAGTTGCATTAACATATACTAAAGTAAAAGCTGCACTGTTTGTATTCACAACTAAATTAGAAGCTGCTCCTAGAATATTAGAACTATTTCTACCGATTGTTAAATTGTTAGATGCAAAACTATTACCACTATCTATAAAATGCACTTCGTTACCGATTGCAGGAGATGCTGGTAAATTGATAGTAACAGGTGTACCAATACCAGACCCTGAAGTGTTTATTAATAATTGATCACCATTAACTGCTGTGTAAGTAGAAGGTGGAGTGTAATATCCTTTAGTCTGTAGTTTACCTGTAATATTTGTTCCATCAGAATATAAAACTGTTGTTGATCCTACAGGTAAAGTAACCCCTGTTCCTGAAACTGTTTTTACTGTTAATGTATAATTAGATGAAGATCTTGCTGTTGCATCTTCTACTATAAAAACTCTTTCAGCACCATCGGGCATAGTAACTGTTCTAGCCACTGTTA